TTCAAGGCTAGAATCCGTTCTTTTAATTTTTTTACATCGGGCACATAGCCTCCTAATACGCAGTTTGTTGTGTTGCAGTAAATCAGTGGATTTTCAGATATAGAGGTCTTTTCCTCAGACTTCATTCCTCTTGTTGAAGCGCTACAGTTTGGACAGAGAAAACCATCACACACCATAATTTTGTTAAGATTTATTATTTTTCTTAAGTAATTATTATCAGTCAAGTACGGTTTACTGAGATAAGACGGGATTGTAAATTCTTTTTCAAATTCCTTCTTGCAAGGACTTACTATGACTGAATGACCAGCTGTACTTAAATGACTGATGTGAGATTTAGCATCGAAAAAATTCTTACCAAAGAACTTATTGTCTGAGTTCTCTATGAGTGTCCTAGTGTCATGTTTAAGTCTTATTTTCCTCTCACTCTTAGAACCGTCTAGATTAGTAATGCTGAAAATAAAATTGTCCTTCTTTAAACTGACATTTTCTACAACTCCTTCGACTGCAATAAACTGAGAAAAATCTTTTTCCTGGAAACCCAAAGATCCTTCAGTAAGATTCCTGAATTTGCCAAACAGGAGCTCTTTCTTGTCCAGTTCACTGATTGTTTCTGAGAATTGTACCAGATCCACTGAAGTCACGATTGACCCAATTTTATTTCCTTTTCTGATCAACACATAAGTCTCTAGATCTTCAATATCTGAATCGAACTCAACTGCCTCAAGACCATCTCTGACTCTGAAGGGCTCTTTGAAGATAAATGAAAACAGTAGGTTTATTATAGTTGATTTCGAGGTCTTTGTCAAATCCGATTTGAATTCATCTGGAATTTTTTTTACAGCCCAACCGACCTCTCTCATGATCTCCTTCAAGATTGTTGATTCTTCATTCATTTCTGTCAAAAACAACTCTGATATAAAGCATAGGCAGTAGTTCACACAGTTTTTGATTATTGTTTTAACTGAGGATCTAGGAGGTAACCTCTGATATCTTTCTGGAAGCTGCACCATCATTTTTTTTGAAAATTTTCTAAAGAGCTCATTGTTTTTCTTGTTTGCCCCTTTCAGCTTCTCGAAAACAACATCATTAAACTCATTCTCAGATTTATACATTAATGCTATAGGTGAACGAGTCGTTGATATTCTCTTGTGAAACTCCCATAAATTTTTACATTTCTCAAAATCCTCCACAAATCTGATGTTGAAGCTTGAGCAAAAATTGTCTATGTCTCTTGTCGCCGAATTCCAATTTTTGTAAAATTCAGGACTGTTGATCAGAGAATTCCCTTTATTAACCATTTCCAATGCTAAGCTATACTCTGTGTTAAATTCGTAACCAAATTTAGAAGTCAATCTATGAACAACTCCTTTAAAATCTGAAGTTGATACCTTGTGAGCTTCGAAAACACTATCCAAAAACATTTCATCACATCTTTTCTTGAATTTTGGATTTCCTGCTACTGCGTCATCAATCAGTGGATTTTGATTTTTTCTTCCAGAAATTTGAATCAAATCATGCAAGGTCAAACTGATGTCTGTCGCAGTGTGCTTCAACTCGAATTTGTCACCTTCCCATACTATGTAATGTTTTTCATTACGGTGCCGGTAAAGATTGTAGAACAAAGCGTCTCGTTCAGAGAAAAACAGCCCTGAACTGGGAGATGTTATTCTCTTTAATTCTCTCATGATATAATTTCTAAATTCTGTCCGTTTGTCACTTTTTATATTCATAAGCACTGTATTAATTCCGGCAATATTTTTTATCTGACGTTTCATTTTCTTGTCAATTTTTTTGTCTATTAATAGCATAGGATTATGCAATTGGTAGTCAATCGTTTCAGGGTCAGATATGAATTTAAAATAGTTGTCTCCTTGAATTCCCAACTCAATTATTTCGGATAGACATGTAGATTTGAGGCCCCCATAAGACATTAGATTTTCTCTTAATTTGTTGTCATACTTGTAAAATTCCATCAAGTCTTCTACCATCATAGAGTAAACAGTTTCAGCTAAGATAACCTCGTTGCTCAACGTCAAGATATTGCAACTTCTGGACAGAAGCTCATAATGATTTTCAACAAAAGAGCGATGTACCATAGAAGAAAATATCGTCGAAGCTTGTCTCACCCAACTATTCACTATAAGCCCTTCAATGTTATAAACTGAAACCATCTCTGAGATTTTTTTTGAAATTTTTCCTGGATTTTCAGGGTCCAAAATTGTCCCCTCTATAGTAACGGATGGCTTAGTGTCTGACTGAGCTAATGAGAATGCAAAAGGAATTAAAGAATTTATCGTCACAGTCTTTCTTTTGTCTTTGTAAGAGGCCTCGCTAAAGTCTATTGAACCGTTCTTATCGTCAGAATGAAATAAAATCATCACAGATTTAACACCAGGTATCAGACCATAGATGGCTCTCTCTGTTTCTATAGCTGCTAGTCCATGCACGAATGAGGATATGAAATGCATAAGACCTTGAGGCCAACCTAATGTCATAAAAACTGGAGTCATTGATGATTTGGACATGGGGACAGTTTTTAATTTGTTTTCTAGATCGAACTTACAATATTTAATCAAATCTTTCTTCTCATAATATTTCAAATTTAAGTTTTTCAATCTGTCATCGAACAGTAATGTGATTTCTTCGACTGCTTTGAAAGACTTGACTAACAAATCAAACACGAACAAGGATATGATCTTGAATCTGTAACAGAAGTCTATAACTAACTTAAATTTGGATTTAATATCTTGGGCTGACCACTTTTTCATGTCATCATTGAAAAAAATAGAATTATTTGAAAATCTCATTCTCCCTATTCTATCTAATTTTGAGAATTCAGATTTAGAAACCAGTTCTTCTGACCATTTTTGATCTAAAAATTTAAAAACACTCTGGAGGTGAAAGTGAGATCCTTTAGTGAAAATATCTTGAATGACTATCTCCCTATTTGAAACATCTTTTTGAGCCTTGATGGAAATGAATGCCATGGCTCCTCTTTTATTCACTT